ATTCCGTTGCTTTGTCATCATGTTTATATATTAGCATTATCCAGCGGGTTTGTCAAGTCTTCTTGAAACGCATTAGATTGCCACCGATATAAAGTTTTCCGTTCTTGAACTTAACCTTTTCCGATTTCAGCATTACCTGATAGAATAGGTACAAAGCGCGGTCACGACCATAAGCTTCCACTTCCCAAGGCCAGTTGAGATAGTCCTCAAAGGAACTGGTGATCTTATAGACCTTGCCCTGCCACTTTGCGGTAATCAATTCGGAAGACAACTCACCGCGGGCATACTGCTTCACATGCACCATCTCATGTGCGAGGCACTGGAGCATCTTATACCGCTGGAGTCTTGGATTGATACCAATCTCAAATGATCTAGGGCGCCTCTCGCCATCAAGAGGATGACAATGCCCTTCAGCCATCTTACCCTGATCCTCGAAACGGATTTCAAAGTCAAGGTTCTTGGCTAAACGCTCACCCATCACATAGTTGGCAAAGAATGCGGTAGCGAACTTAATTTCCGCCTTACACATATGCTTGGTCTTGCCTTTGATTTCAATGTCCATTTACTTTGCCTTTATCATCGCCATGAAGTCCGCGACCTCGTCGGCCTTAACCCAACCCCTGACTTTATCGCCATTGGTACTAAACTCATACCAAGCGCCATCCTTGTCCCAAGCGGCAATCTCGGCATCTTCACTCATGCCGTGATGATCACGATCCGAGATATAGTTGCCCTTGCCGAACTGGACCGATATAGTCCAACCGTTTGCGAAGGTCATGTGAAAGCCGTTGGTATAAGCCGTCTTATCGGTGCTAAACATTATTCCAATTCTCCATGCATAAGCATTGAATAGAAGCCCCAAGCCATGAAGCCGAAGCCGATTGAACCCATCACAACCTGTAAGCCAAGACCAGTCGTGGCCGAAGCGCCCAGAACCATACCAAGTAGAAATCTAAGCATTAGAGTACCCACGAATAAATCGTTGACCAGAACCAGACAAGATATGCGATTAGCGCAATAAAGAGCGAAACGCGAACAAAAATTTCAAGGGCCATTAGAGCCATCCATCCTGATAGTTGTGAGCCACATAGTCAATCGGAAGCGGAGATTCATCGCGCTTGATGTTCTCTTCCTCAGCGTCTTCCTGAATGTAAGCCATCTCCTGAGCGCGCCATTCTTCCTCGCGCTTGATCTCGTCTTCCATCATGCGGCTGAGAAGGTCAATCTCATGTTCCAGTTCCTCGTCGGACATGTCCTTGAGGTTGATGTGGCGCGGGCGACAACCCGTAACATCCTTGTACATCTCCCAAAAGAAACTTTCGTTTTCGTATCGCTTGAATTGAGCCACGGTCGTGACTCCCATCTCAGCCCAGAAATCGAGTTCCTCGACATAAAGACCAGTCCAGCGATTATCAGGATCTTCAGCGATCCAAGCCAGCTTCTCAGCATTGAGGGCAGCGAGGTGTTCAGCGAGGGTCATAGTGTTCTCCGTCATCATATACTATAGATGGGGATGGCAAGTCGGTTTTTCAATGGTAGTTTCCGCATACCTGCCATGCATCCAGCGCATAGGCTAAGTCATTGATTTCTCGTTCGGCTAAGTGATTGATTTTATTTGGTTCGGTCCAGACAATGGAGGAAGCGGCTGGAGCGGTCTTCTGGAGCCAGACATAATCGTACCAACCGCTCTCCAGACCCGTCTCCAGCCGCTTCCAAATCTGTCAAATCTGAGCGGTTCTGGTGTGCTGTTATTCGCTCAAAACCAGCTCACTAAACTTTCGGTTGATGTCTTCCTTTACTGCAACCTTTGTTAGAAGAAAGCCTGGAGTCCAGCCAGAGAATCCAGCACCGCGGTCTAAATGCTTTGCCATTCTCATGGCATCTTCCTCAAAGAAAAAAGTTTCAATCACTTGTTCGGTAGCAAGTTCAAAAACTCCCCACATGTAATCATCATTTTCCTTGAACGGTACTACATCATACTTGGTCATTTTCATACTTTGAATCCTTTGAACTTGTCTTTGTTGTTTCCGAACTGTTTCTGTGGAATCTTAGGTGTATTAGAAGTCTGCCCGCTATCAATGATATCCATCTGTGCGGTGTTCTCTACATCATACAACTTCATCTTTGATCTATCAATACCCAACATAAATCTCTTGTTCATTGTGGGATCATTATATCGGTTCTTCAACTGCTTCACCATAATCTGACCGAGTGCTTGTAGTTCTTCGGTAGATATCAAGGCAAACATGAAGTCGGCCGTTGCTGGCAAACCAAACGATTCGGAAGTATCTTCAAGACCAACATCGGAAGATGTGAAGCCACTTCTGGTTGTCTGTGTGGCTGAAACAACTGGCACTTCAAACTCTACAGCAAGACCACGCAACTCTTCTGCGATTGACTTGATGTATGTATATGAATTGATATTTGAACCGGGCTTCACGCGCGAGGACATACAGATGTTAAGATAATCGATAAAGATAATATCTGGCTTGAATGACTTCTTCAAGTTCAACTCATTCAATAGTGCTTTGAAATGCATCGAGGATGCGCCAGCAGTCGGATATTCCTTAACGATCAACTTGCCATTTGTCTTAGACTTGATCATATTGGCCTTCTTCTCATACATGTCCTTTGATAGAGACATTAGGTCTTCAAAGGTAATGTTCATAAGATTGGCATCAATACGCTTTGCTACTTCTTCTTCGGCCAACTCAAGAGTGATATACAATACATTCTTGCCTTGGTTCAAACACGAGGCTGCAACATGACACATGAACAAAGACTTACCAACACCAGTACCAGCCAGTGCGATATTCAATGTCTTCTTTGGCAGACCATTCTTGGTAATCTTATTGAAGAACTCTAGATCAAACGGAATCTTCTCAAGCACACGATGGTAGTAATCATATCGCTTATCAAAATCTTCAAGATAATCGTGACCAACATTTGGATCAAATGATACAGCCAGAGCATCGGACAGAATAGTGGGAATGGCGCCCGTGGTTAGGGCACCATTCTTATTGTTCATGATTTCGATTGAGGACATGATAGCATGATACAGAGCTTTTTCTTGACAGAACTTCTCAGTGCTATCGACAAGCCAATCAATATTGGTATCGTCCGTGTTAGAACGGAAGTCATCGATTGTTGAATTGATATTCTTTACCTGATCTTCTTTCAAAGATGGTAGAGAATCAATCTCAATCTGCAATGCATCATAGGTAGGAGCCTTGTTATACTTGATAACAAAGTCCTTTATCTCCTTGTAGAGAACACGATCCTCTTCTGCTGAAAAGTATTCGTTCTTAATGAATGGCAATACCTTGCGAGTATAGTCATCATTCCTCAACAAATTCCGTAGGATCGTTTTCTCCAGTTGCATTCTTTTCCTCCAAAGTTTCCAGAATCATCGTATTCAATACAAGCCCAACATGATGTGTGAACTTTACATCTTTCCGAAGTGACGTTTCGGTATGATCGCCCATCTCAAGCAGATCATAATCAAACAACATCTTGGCTTGATCATTCTCCATCTCCTTGATGGACACAGTTGTATAGCGAAGTATAACATCTTTATACGGCCCAGTCAATAACTGAATGGGCAGCGTCTTGTCTTCTTCATACAAATCATCTCTTAGGAGGTAGTCTTTACCGATAAGCATTATTCTTCCTCCACTGCCGCAACATTAGACTTGCCGTAGAGGAACTCATCCTTACACTTCTCATCAATCTGGTCGAGAATGTCCTTAGTGAAATACTTCTCAGGATTCTTTTGAATAGCAGATTCGAATGCTTTAGTTCCATTAGGAAGTTCGTAACGAGTTGTTACCTTCTTGAAGATACCAAACTTCTCAGCCAAGTCCAGAAGACCATAGTATGGATCAAGACCAGTTGCATAGTCAAGAAGAGTTTCGACCTTCTTATTCTCGATGGTCAAACGCGCCTTCTTAAGATTTGCGGTGATGATAGCACCAGTAATGGAGTTATCGGACTTGTCCTTATCCTTCTTCTTAGACAGGAAGAGAATAGTAGAAGCAGCATACTCAAGACCAGAACCACCACCCATCTTCTTAGTTGGAACATAAGCACCAACAACATCATAAACATGGTTGGTCACAATGAGAGGAACTTTGGCCTTGCCAAGCTTTAGAGTGAGAACGCGGAAAGCACCACGAACAAGTTGTGCGCGTGTCATATCGCGTGTGTCTTTACCATCAGCAATATCCTCCATCTCTTTCGTAGTAGAAAGATTGCCAAGTGAATCAAGAACAAACATCATCGGCGGATGATCTTTGCTGTTTCTATCTTCAATATACTTGTCTAGGATTTTTACTGCTTGGGTGCGGAACTCTTGGATAGTTGCGACTGGCACAACTGCAACTCTCTTTGTGTCAATGTCTCTATCTGCCAGCATTTGCTTAGATATAGCGGATTCGGATTCAAAGTAGAAGACGAATCCTGTTTCGTTGTCTCTAAGGAACTGTCGCACAATGTTGATTGCGTAAAAGGTCTTGCCG